ATGAGTCACAGTGCTGCTGATGTTGTTAGAAGAGTCATCAGACATGAGAGACAATCTCTTGTAACTGATGCTCAGATCAGACAAAGATTAGTTGCTGGTGTAAGTAATGATTATCTCTCTGTAATACTAGAGAGAGGATATATCTCACAGCAGAAACTAGATTACAGACAGTGGTTAAGATTTAGTAATACATCTACTGGTGTTGAGATTCTTGGAATCGTACAGGGTAGATTATATGGTAAGACTCATACATCAGTGATGAATGAGCAAATTGGTGATGGTGCTAAGTCATATAGAAATGGTAGTCTTGAGGTAACTGACAACCTAACACTTGGTGGTGGTAACTTTACTATCTACGACAGTGTTAAACAAACTAAACTATTCCAGTTTGTTAACGATGATGGACATGCTGATCACTCAGGTCTATTAACTTGGGATGCTGGTGTACTTGCTAGAGGAGACTTCTTCTTATATCCAACATCTTGCCCAGAGAATGTTATCACAACATTAAGTTGCACACCATCATTCTCAGTTGATAACTTAGGAAATGTAACTGCTCAAACAACATTGACAGTCACAGGTGTAGCATCATCATCACCAACAGAGTCAGATGTATTATCAATACAAAATCTAGGTATAAATGGTGGTAGTGAATACACTATCAAGCAAGATCGTTCGATTGATGCATTCGGATTAACAAACTTCACTACATCAAGTGGTGCAAGACATTCAAGATACTTATCCGCAGCATCACCAGAGGCAGATCTAACATTGATTGCAAATATTGTATACATGGTCAATGTTCAGAACACACAAACATTAATCCTTACACTACCAGCATCACCACAAACAGGTGACGTTGTAAGAATGATTGATGTGGGTGGTAACTTGAAGTATGATACAACGTTAGTTCTTAGAACTCCTGAGACTAGTGGCACACCAATACAGGGTGATTCAACAGGAACACTATTTGGAGATAGATTAACTCCATATCCATCTGGTGAACTTGTAGTACAGACTCCAAATGCAGGATTTGCACTAATATATCTTGGTGCAACTGATAGTAATGATCAAATAGGCATCCCAACCAGCGTACAAGGTTGGTGGTTAATGGAGGTATAATTAATGCCAAGTTACAACCGTATAAAAGCACAGAAGGCCAGTCCTATAGGCACAATCATGCCATGGACTGGTAGTACAAGTGAGTCGGCATTATCTGCTGACGCCATACCAAAAGGGTGGGTTGTTTGTAATGGTAGTCAACTTAAAGCAAGAGACTATCCTTTATTGGCACAGATATTAGGTAATCTATATGGTCCTGTAGTAGAGACTGGTCAACCATTTATTGGTATATCAAATTCATATCCATCATATACTGATGACGATGTGTTTAATCTACCAACACTCAATCAACAAGCACTCATAGATTTAGAGAGTAATGAATTAACTCCACAAGAATTACAGGTAATAGGATCATATGTATCTTTAAATGGATATGATTCAACAAATCAACCATTAGCAAACGTACTATCATATATTGATGTACAATTCTCAGCAGCAGTTGAGTCTGAACTAGCAGGAAAGATAAGAGGTATTACTTTAGAACCTCCATCATATTTTGATACTATTAGAACTATACCCAGAAAATTAGGTGTTGAACATACTGCAACACATACACACCCAAGACCAGAAGGTAGTTTCTATCCATCAGTAGAGATAGGTGGTGGTTATCTTGGATTATTTGATGCTGGATATTTTGAGGTTGCAAGTTCAGAATATACAACGGGATCTGACACGGGTGCTACCGCTGCTGAACCATTAGCAGATAGATATGATCCTGGTGTAGTTACATGGACTGCATATGATCCTGCTGTTAATTCACTTCCACAAATGAATGTTCACCGTCATTTTGGTCAAGACTCTAACGTTATTCCTGCAGTGCCAACAGTTGATAGGACAGTTCAAGCATATGGACAAACAGTTTCATATACAGATGACAACTCATGTATTGTACCAGTGCAACAACCAGGTGTTACTGCTCCATTTCCACCACCTGGCACATACTTAGGACAACGTAACTATTATATTTCAGATCAAGTTCCACTAGCAAGAAGAGGTAGTGGTACAACTCCTCCATCTACAGATGAGGGAGATTATTATGGCGTACCTTCAGAAGCAGTAGGAAGAGATTTCCCATATCCTACTACATTAAATCATGGTGGTGATGCGTTCACTGCTAACTCATTAGGATCACACAATCATTTTACCATTGATATATCAATGACGTTAGGACAAATGAATTTACCTAACACTATACTCATAAATAATATGACTACTGGAAACTTAGAACCAATAGATGTAGACAGAGGATTGAGTGTGCAAATTAATCCTAACACACCATCTTTAGTCGTACTGTATATCATCAGAGCATACTAATGGCAGTATTATATTCAAAAGAAAAAGGAAAATTAGGAACTCTCACTGGTTCTATTATAAACTGGTCTGATCAATTAACATCTGCAGATCCAGAAGATCCTACTATATTACAAACTCTTCCTGCTGGTTATTTGAGATGTGATGGTGCAGTATATCAGGCAGAAGTATTTCCAGAACTTGCTACGATATTAGGCACAGGGATAAATTGTAGATATAAAAAACCAGATACAACTTTACTTGACAATCAATTTCAAGTACCAGATCTTGGATCAAAATCTACCAAGACATCATTCTCATCAAACTTAGGAACTTATCTTGATACATATTTGAATAATGACGCAGGACAAGAGATAACTAAGTCTGGTGTTGGACTGGATGTGACCAGTAATATTGGTACTACATTTACTGTACAGTATCAAGGTAATTTCTTCTTACCATCACAAACTATTGAAATTACAGGACAACCTGGTTTTACTAAGTCTAGTGGTAACTATACAGAAGAAACAGAAGTATTACAAACAGCATTCCAACCACATGCTCATTTCCATGATGGAAAGAGATCAAGGACTGCATCATCAACAAACGAATTTGGTTTATTTGGTAGAAACTCATACTCATCTAAGTCTAGTTTGTGTATCATGCCATGGGTAAACAACACCAAGCAACCATTATGTCAGGCAGCTGCGTCAGCGATAGTTGCATCAAGACAACAGAGAGTTATAACAGTATCATGTTTTGGATTCTTTAGTAGTCCTCCTCCTGAGGTTCACACATTCTTTGGTGGTTGTTGGTCAGGTTGTAACTTTGATCAGACATCTAAGTGTTTGATACCTGGTGATATTCCTGAGCTAGATCCAGCAGGAACTGGTATACCAACAGGAAATACATTACAGTTTGAATGTTCAACTCTAGGTACAAAAGCAAGTACAGGATATCCAATCTATGTACCTGGTGGTGCTGGATCAGGACAATGTGGTAACATCACATATAATGGTGAGATGTCATGTAAAACTGAAAATAGATGCGGTATTGGTGGTGCTAGTTGTACACAGTTTGATTCTAGTATCAGTGGTAATGCTGCGTGGGCATCTTTAGTACCAAACTATACACCAAACTTAGTATCAGCAGCAACTCAAGTACCATTTGATGGAACAGCAAATACTGTTTCATATGGTGCTCTTAACAACGTTGTCACAGATGTTGAAGAGTTTGGTAATGAGTGTGTACACAAACATTTGGTTCCTTTTAATCAAGAACCACATACATATCAAGTCAAGACACAACCAGCATATATTCCTGGTGGTAACATAACATCAACACTTAACATTGATGTGAATGCAGAGAATAAATCAGATGGTTATATACAACCATTTCTAGTCCAAGAATTTTTAATTAAATATTAAGATGGCAACATACAGGAATTCATTTGCGAATTATTTTTCCGATAAGACTGGTAATCATTCTCCTGTCGGATCAATTCTTCCTGTCTTTGCTGATCTTAACTTAGCATCAGAAGAACCTGAGTACACATATCCACAGCACTTATATTGTGATGGTAAAGAACTATTCATTCGTGATTATCCAGAATTATACAGTATAATTAAAAATAGATATGGTGGATCTGCAAGTGTAGCAAAAACACAGAACAATCAGCCAGGTGGATTAAGAAGATCATATATTATAAACAATAAATTATTCTTCCAGTTTTATTATGATAGCACTAACGATAAGGCAAATGTAAAAAGACCATATCCTTTTGGATCAGTGTTTAGATTCTCAACAGGAGCTACTCCATGGGGTGCATTTCCAAGTGCTGGTATATTCAATCAGAATACATTCTATTCTTTGGTGCAAACAACAGAAGATGTTACTGCACAAGCACAGACAAATGAATTTGCATATGAGATAACACTACCAGATAGCGTTGATCTATCAACTGTTACAACATCAGATTATACAAAAGATTTTACAGGTAGTGATGCTCATCCTCTTATTATTATACAGAAATCATTTACTCTACAAGACTATCCATATAATGTTGGTACATTTAATCTACCAGACTATAGACAAAGAAAGATACTTGGATTTGGTAACGTAAACGGAGCAGGAACATCAACACCAGAGAATGCAGTCAATAACTTTGTTGGACAGACTGGTGGTTCATGGTATATTCCAAAAGAAACATTGATTGATAGTGGAGAGTTCTTTGTTATTGGTGATGTAAGAACTACTGGATATACTACAATAACTGCTGATATATCTGCATATATCACAGGAGCAGTGAAGTATGAAATAGGACCTATGGATGATTATACATTCCCATTCCCTCCTACACATGGTCATAGAATATTATCCGTGGAAGTTGACCAGACAAAACAGGCAGAACAAGGACCCACAGAGATTGATAAGTTCGCAGTTAATTACATTGACAGTAGAGCAAACATTAATATATTTGAACCAAATGGATCCGCTGGTGGTGCACTTGGTCACTCACATGGTTTAATTGGTGTACCATTACAGAACACACAGGCAGCAACATATGGTAATAGCAATGGTGTCGGTGAAACAGCAGGAACATCTGGTTCTCAACAATATGAGTACATGGTATCAGAGTCAGCAAGTGTGGTTGTAACTTCAATAACATATGATTCTAATACTGGTTATATTACTATCAATACAGATGGTGCACATAACTTATCAATAAATGACATTATAACTGTTAATGGTGCACAACCAAGTGAATATAGTGGTAACTTCACAGTGATAGCAGATGCATTTGGAAACACATCATTTAATGTATTACCAAGAACTGGTGAGGTACCAGGATCATCCCCTGCTACTGGTAGTGCAACAGTGAAACTAGCAAATGGTTATTTTGTTGACACAGAAGTAACAGCACCACCACAGGCATATCTAATCGACAATAACACGTTGGTAGGTGGAAAGCA